CTAGAGGTTGAAGGCGAGGGCGCAAAGATCGACGGTAAGCAGAACGGCACCCCCGGAAGTGAAGTATTGAATGCCAAAATCGATCTGCTCGGACCCAGTTAGGCCGGTGATCTGGATTGGAAAGGCATTCAGGAAAAAGCCGAAATTTTGGACAGCTGTGTTGCTGCCAACCCCCATCCATGCTCCGCCGTCGATCCGGTAACAAAGCTGGGCGTTCCCTGCGTCTCCGCTCGAATAAAGGCCGAAGTTTCCAGAGGCGATCACCAGGAAGACCTGAGTGCTCTTGGCGAACCTGTTGTCGGCGAATCCAGTGCCAGTTGCCCATCCATAGAAAGTCGAAATCGGGCCAATATAATCCAAAGCCGAAGACGAGGCGCTGCCGCTCCAGGAGTTGACCTGCGAAGCAGTTGCTGGGAAGGAGCTCGATGTCCCAAAGGTGTCGTTATAGACGGCCCCAAGGGTTGAAAGAAGCGGGGAATCGAGAGCCACAGCCGCCGCGATAGTCCCGGCCGAGATCTTGTCGGCGGTCATGGACCCAATCATCGCGTCAACGATCGAGGCATCCTGGATCATTGCCGTGTTGAGGTAGACAACCCCCCCCTCGATCGCAAAAGGTGCGACCTGGCTATCGCTGTCGCCGTCAGAATTGATGACCGCAAAGACGTCGGCCTGGACTACAAATTCACTGGAACCGCCGGCACCCCCGAGGTTGGTGATCCGGAAGCCAGCGACCCGCTCGACGCCGCCGTCATCGGTAGTAACTTGAAGGACATATTCGGCTGCCAAGCTATCGTCGGCCGTCTCCCGAGCAGTTGCCTCCTCGGTGATCGATGCTCCTAGGGAGGAATCAGCAGATTCGCGGGCGGCGACTTCAGTCGTAAGGTTGGAGGTAAGGGTCCCATCGGCGCTCTCGCGAGCAGAGGCTTCTGTTGAAATATCGGCCGCCAAGCCGTCGTCGGCCGTCGCGCGGGTGTCCGCCTCGGTAGTATCGGCCAAGATCCTGGCATCCGTCTCGGCAGTGATTGTGGCCTCGATATCGGCGACAACCGGCCAGGTCTCGACGGTCGCTGAGAATGGACCTACGATAGAGCTGAGACGACCGCTAACGGCCTGCTCCTGGAGCCAATAGTAACGGGTCGTCCCTTCGATCACCCCATTCCGAAACAAGAATGCCTGCGGCGCAGCTACTGACAGGGTCGGCTCATCTGGAATAACGTCAGTGTCGGACTCATAGATGAGAGTCGCGGCCAATGGGGTATTGGTCTCGTTCGACCAGGTAAGAACGATCATCTCCACCCCTGTCGTAATCCCGACGCCAGTCACCGGGTTTGGGGTGACCCCATCGTCCGGGCCCGAGGACCCAGGCGCTTGGGAATAGGATCCCGGAAAGACGATGTCCGCCTCTGGCGATGGATCGCTCTCGTCGGTCGCGTTCGAGGTGTAATCGATGAGCTTGAAATAGCCGGTCGAGCCAAGGAGGGACCCAAATAGCGGATGGGTCCAGGGCACCAGGTTGCCAAATGGAACAATCCAGGCGGCAACGCCGGTGTTCCAGGCAGCTGGAGAGGTGCCGAGGACGCCCCGAAGGACCGAATAGTCGAAGGTATCGGAGTCGACGGCGCTCCTCTGGATGACCGAGGAGAACTCCATGATCGGATCATTGTTCTCGTCGATCGCGACTCGCCCATATTCATCAAGTTGCGCCAGCACAACGAGCAGAACGTTGTCCTGGGCCTCGACCAGGTTTCCGCCTGGGGTATTGGCCGCAAGGTAAGCATCCGGCCCATTCGCTCCGTCAAGCAGTTGCAGCCGGATCGTAGCATCCCCGCTGGCGATATCGGAGATCAGGCCACAGCGAACAGCGAATCCAACCTGCAGCCCCAGGTCGGCGAACGCCCCATCGGGGTCGCTTCCAAAAAGGACATGAAATCCCAGAACTTGCGAATTCGGCCGGGTGGCCAGAAAACCGACCGACGGAGGATATCCCCATCCTAGCGGGGGAAGGGCAAGGCCAAGGCAATGAGGGATCGGCGAGCAGGTCGGAGCGACGACGGGTGTCCCAGGGAGGGTGGAAATCCAGGCGGGCGAATAGGCCGTGGCAGGCAGGAGCGGATCCGTCGTTAAAGTGAGTGTGACCTGGTCGCTCTGGTCCTGCTCGATCTTCTCGACCCGGCAGAGCTGGGCTTCCCCTGATTCCGCTGGCTCGGGATTGTCATTGACCAGGATTTTTGAGCCAGCGGAAAGGCCGGCAGCGAATGGCCCCCGGATCTTGATCGTGCCGGATCCTGGAGCCGAGCCGATCCGCCGATTGTATTCCAAGCCCTGGCTCTGCGCCTGCGCCTGGCGGGTGATATTCGACCGATCAAGCCTGCCTTGATCGTCGAGCTGACGGATAATTTGCGCCCGGACATTGGGAACCAGCACGGAGTTGGTCTGGAACTCATAGGCCCGATCGGTGAACGTGACCATGATCTCCGTCTTCACGTCCTGCCAATCGCCGTCCTCGATCTCAGGGTCTTCGATCCAATGGCGGCCGTCGAAGGTCGGCAGCCCTCCGGGATTGGTCCCCCACTCGTAAATATAGCAGCCTAGCTTCCCCTCCGGGGTCCATTGGAGGTAACCATTGAACGGGTCCAAAAACGTTTTAACGATCTCCCTAAAAGCATCCTGCCCGTTGACCAGTGGGGAACAGAAACAGAAGTCCATATGCGCCTGGTCTTGCGCAACCCAATGGCCGGCAGCCTGCCAGCTGGCGGAATCAAGCTGATCAATCGAAAGCCCGAGACCCCGGTCGTCCGTCAGGAGCTCCGCCAATGCCGCGACCGGATTGATCTGCCGGTCATTCGCGATGTTGTCCTCCGCAGCCACGATCGAGGTATCGATGCGCGGAAGGCGCCCACCGATGATCTGGAAGTTCGGAGCACTGCCTGAATTCTCTCCGAAGAAGACATTCACCCCGACGACGATGATTGTGTCGAGGTAAGGTGGATGGCCAGGCGCGCCCCCGTCAGCAGCCTGGTTCGGGAGCCCGCGATAAAGGCGGAAATATCCGCCAGGTCCGATCACGGTCGGATCGAGGAGAGCGCCTGTCAGGTCGATATAACCCTCCGCATTGACAACCCCGTCGGCCGTCAGGTCCAAAGGCACCCCATCGGCGCATTGCCAGAGGTAGCTTCCGTTATAGATGATCGCGGTCAGCCAGTCGAGCGGCCCCCAACCAATGGCTCCGACAAGGTTGCCATAATAATTGAGGTTCTGCTGGGAGGAGGAGCTGCCTCCTTTGCCGCCGGAGCTTCCCATGGATCAGCCCTTCTTGCCTGCGCCCTGCGCCTGGGTGGTCGTCTCATTGAAGGCAGGCGATATCCATCGCAAGGCGATGAGGCGCTCCCCGGCGAAATATGGGAGCGGAATATCCTGCTGGTTCGTCGAGACGTTCTCTTGTTGGAACGGGACCAAATTGACCGGGGTGGGTTGATTATCCAGGCTCATAGTGCGAACTCCTTTAGCCTCCAGATCTTGTCCAGGCGCTTGGTCCAGACCCCGGAGATTGCCGGAGGGATCTGGACACCGTGACCTTTGATGCTGTGGACGATCCGACGGCCGGAGAGCTGGATCGCCGCGTGGTGAATTGTTCTCCCGATCCTAAAGCCTAGGAGATCGCCGGCCTCGGGAGGGCCAGCGACGGCGATGAAATAGCCGCTGCTCTCGACCCATTCCACAATCAAGCTGCGTGCGTGCCCTCGATAGTTCGATGGACCGTTGGGAATCCCAATCCGCGGCAAAAGACCCGCCTCGAAATAGATCTCGGCGGCGAGATGATGGCACGCCACCCCAGCTCCCTTAATGGGCGATCCCTCGCAAAATGGGGTACGATCCCAAGAGCTGGCGGCCGCTTCGAGAGCGGCCAATTTGTCGGGCGGAATCATTTCTTGGCCGGGGTCGTGTTCGGCTGAGGGATGATGAAGCAGGGATCGATCGCCGGCATGAGCGGAAAACCCCGGAACCGCAGATAATTGTTGAACTTCCCGAGAGGGTTGGCGTCGGGATCGTAAGCCTGGCAGGTCGCCGCCTGCTTGTCGCAGTTGGGAGCGACAGTGACAGACTGGCCGACCTCGAAATTAAGCATCCGTCCGAGGGTGAGTTGGATATTGCCACCCTCGTCGGGAACCGTCGACCCCAGGACCTCGGCGCGGAGCGGGGGCGGCCCAGAAAGCTGAACGAAACCCAGGGCAAACCAGTCCTGAAACCCAAACCCGGCCGGTGTCCCGCCTCCGATAGCGAGCGCGATCGAGCCAATCGTCAGCGTGTTATCTCCGATCGCGGTGACCGTCGCGTTGAAGGTCCAGTTGGCCAGGACCTGGCCGCACCGGGCGCTGCAGAAAGTCGTCCCGCAGGCTGGGGACATCAATTGACGAGGCGAAAGCCGTGCAAAGACGTTGTTCGCGCCCAAGACCTGGACCTTGAGCATGGCGCCATTCCGGGTCGGTTTGCCGAGCGTGCCGGTCCATTTCTGGACCTGCTCTCCAATCGCGCCGTCCGTAGCCACGGGGGCGCGATAGATGGTCAGCGTTCCGGTCGCCGCGAGGTTGCCAGGCAGCCAGTTCTCCCATGGGCAGCCATCCCACCAGCGGATATTGAGGTTGCAGTTATCATCCTCCAGATCGAGCGATTGGATCAGCTTGTCGAAGCCGCAGTCGTGATATTCCCAGACCTGTGAGTCGGGGGTCGTGACTCCGCCCTCGAAGTTCGTAAAATACCAGCTTTGGGTCGCGCCCGAATAGTCGAGCTCGATCTCGAAAAGCCATGCTCCTGGCGGGAGCCTCCCGATGGTCGTCCCGACGGTCTCGTCGGAGGTTGGTTGATATTCCGCAGAGACCTCGGCGAAGCTGAGTGGGATCGTGGCCGTCCAGTCGGTGTCGGCACGACGGAAGTCGATCGTAATCTCCTTATCGGAGTGCTTCGCCAGGATGGCGGGGGCGACTATCGTTGCGGCCGCGGGACGCACGTTGGCCAATGGGAACGCAAGGCCAACCGTCGTACCGGCGATCGATTGGACCAGGTTGAGCTCGACTATGCCGTCCGATCCATAGAGCGCGATCGTGTCGCCGACCTCGACCGGCGGTGCGCATACGAAGGCAAGGCTCATGGCGCCAGAAGCCGCGTCCGCCGCCAGGAAACCCAGGTTCTGGCCCGTCGCTACCCATATGGGGTCTGCGGACCCTCCCCGGCGCTGCAACCAGCCTAAAAAGCCGAATGCAGCCGCGCTGCAGGTGAACTTGAGCTGTAACTGCAGGCCCTGCTCCGGATCCTGGGGATAGAACTCGGTCGACTGTTGCCGCCCTGGCCCGAATGCCTTCCGGGTCGCCTGAACTGTCGCAAGCCCCGATTTTGGAGGATCGCTGACCTCTGGGACATAAGGGAAGATTGCAGCGGCGAGGCCCCCGGCAGTGTCGAAGGTCGCATCAGTGGCTGACAGCGGTTGGATCGCCGCTGCGATCGGAGAGTCCTCAGTGATCGTCCACTCCGACAGGATATGACTGCCGTTCGCGCCGGTCATCCGGACCGGCTGAGCGAAGCGCCCCCAGAGAAGCGGGGCATAGAAGTCGAAGCCGGAAAGGTCTTCAGGGGCGATTGCCCAGGTCGCCCAATCGTTCGTCCATGCGACAGTCAGGCCAGCCGTCACAGGCAGCTCTGTGCCGACAGCCCTGGCTGCCGGCCAAAACGGGGCGAGCAGGGGCTCGTCCTGGAATGACAACGATGCGCGGCGGGCCTGGAAGAATTCCTCTGCCTTCATAAGGCAGGTCCAGGTCAGCTGATAGCGCAGCAGCATCGCCTGGGGGCGCCGGGATTGGCGCCCGGTCAGGCCGCGCTCCTCGTCGACCTCGATCCGTGGCTTGATCGAGGTCGTCTCATCGGTGTTCGGACCGTAGGGAATGAGCCAGCAATTCTGGCCGAGTGCGGTGACGGCTATCATGGCTCAGGAAGTCCTTGATCGCTTGTCGAAAACGCTGTGGGCGATGCCCTCCATATCCCCGGCCAATGCGCTGGAGAATGCGGTCTTGTCGAAGTACCAATAATGGTTCTGCGGGCGCTCCCTCGCTGTGCTCGCTCGGCTCCCTCCGCCGAAGCCCCCGGTGTTTCCAGGGTTGAGGGCGGCGCGGTGCGCGGACTCCAGATTCTGGAGCCCGATGGCCTTGACTGCCGGTGCCGAGAAGACGAACTCCCGCGGGTGGACGATGCCGCCGCCTTCGCCGGTATAACCGCCGGAGGAAAACCCGGCGAAAGAGAGCCCGGCCGAGGTCGCCATGGCGGCCGCGATCGAGGGAGGAGCCTCGGCCGCCGCGCCACCGAAAGTCGCAATGGTCGCCAGGGTTGCCGGGGCCGACCAGACTGCCGAGGTCGCCATGGCGATCGGCACCAGGGCGGCGACATTGGCCGCGGCCACGCCCTTTCCTGCTGTCGCCATTCCGATCTGAGTTGCGACCCACCGGGCCGCCATGATGACCAGGTTCTCGACCCACTTCACTCCCATGTCGACGATCGCGCCGACGATGGACTTCTCGATGCTAAATCCGATCTGACCGATCGCCTGGCGCCATTTTTCGGTCCCGGTGAACACCTTGGTCAGGTTGTTCTCGACCGAATCGAAAGCTCCGCCGATCACGCTCGAAATGCTGTGGGCGATCTGCTGGGCAACCGTCCCCATTTGCTGCTGCAGGGCCGAGAGGGACTTCTGGGTCTGCGCGATCCAGTCGTTCGGGTTGGGCCCGAGATGCGCAGCGTCCCCCTGTGCGCTTGCTAGCTGCTTCGATTTGTCATTCGCACTCGCGTCATACTGGTTTGCGACCTGGTCGTTGCCCTTCGCCCTGGCTTGGGCGGCAAGCAGCCGGTCCTCGGCGATCGCCGCCTGAAGCGTCTCGATTTCCTTCTGGATCGCCGCCTTCCGCTCCTCCCACTTCTGGGACTCGGTTTTGTCGGTATCGGCTTCGAGGTCGGAAAGGTTCTTTCGGATCGCCCCGAGCGTATTCTCCAAGGAGAGCCGTTCGGCTTCGATGTTCGCCTTCGCTTCCTTCTGCGCCTGATCTTGCTCGAAGATCCGGTGTTCGGCGTCAATCCGCTGCTTGGCCAGCTGCAGGTCCAGCCCGGACATCGAGAAGATCGCCTCCTTGAGTTCCAGCTGCTCCTTGAGCTTCTCTGCGAGCTCGTCATCGCCGGCCGCCTTCGCGACCTCGATCTGCGTCTGCATCGCATAGACGGCCCGCTTCTCGGCGGCCGCCAGCTGCTGTTTCTCCTGTTCACTGAGCTTGTTGGCCGCCTCGGTCATCTTCTCGGCCACGTCCTTTTCCTGCTTCCTGACCTCTAGGAGCTGGTTCTCGATGGAGAGGGTATAAGCCTCGCTCTCATCGCCCGAAAGGCCCTTCGGGGGCCCAGCGGCGAGCTGGCGCTGAAGCGAGGCTTCCCGACCCTGGAGGACCATCGCCTGCTGATTTGGAGCCAGGGTGTCGAGGCTCAGCTTGTCATGCTCATCTCGGAGGGAAGCCAACTTGGCGACGAGCGGCTCCAGGGCCTCCTTTGTCTCCTTGAGCTGATTCCGGGCAACCGCAGCGGCGACCTCCTGGGCGTCCGTCAATCCCTTGTAGAGCGCCGTCTTTTGGACCAGCTCCTCGTTGATCCGGGCGATCTGCTCCTGCTCGGAATCCAGGCGGGAAGCGACGGCCCCAAGGCTGCCGCCAGAGGCGTCGAAAGTCGCCTGGTCGGAGGCTGCCCGAGCTTCGAGGTCGGACTTCTGCCGCTGGAGCTCCTGGATCCTCGCCTGGATTACGGCCGCCTTCTGGGAAGCGTCTTCCTGGCTTGTCACTCCCTGGGCCGCCTGGATGTCAGGATTGACCTCGGAACTGACTGCCCGCTGGTGCTCCATCAGGGCCTGCACCTTGGCATTCTCCATCGCGGAGAAGATCCCGATGACGAGCTGGGCAGCGACAGCGGCGCCGAGACCGACCGGAAGGACGTTGGCGAGGACCCCGGTAAACTGTGACGCCACCCCTGCAAGCTCGCCCCTCATCGTGCCACCCCACCGCTCCGCGGAGTTGAGGAGCGCCAGATCGAGCTTGTCGGTGATCTTCGCCGCGACCAAGCCGCCGATCAAAGTCGGCCCGACATCTCCGAGTACGGTGCCGAGGCCCGACAGGTTTATCCCCGAAGCCTCCTTTGCAACGGCTTGGAGAGTCGGCAGCAGCTGCTCTGCAGCGGCGACAAACAGCTCCTCAATGCGAACCTTTACAACCGAAAGCCGCATCGAGACCTCATTGAAGGCGGCAGCGTCCAGCTGCATCCGATCGGCCAGGCGCCCGGCCTGGTCCTGGGCCCGAGAGAAAGCATCGGCATCGCCGAGGAGCTGCAGCATCTGGCCCCCGGCATAGCGGCCGAAGAGGGCCATCGCCGCGCCGGCCCGAGCGGCTTGGTCGGGGAGCCGGGCAAAGCCGGTCGCCAGGAGCTGCAGCTGCTGGGTAAAGGGAAGCTCCCGCATCTGCTCGACCGTGATCCCCATCTCCTGGAAGACCTCATTGGTGCGTTTTCCGTTAGCGGCAGTTCCGCTCAGGATCCGGTCCAGGAGGTTGGAAGCAGTCGCGACGTAATTGATCCCGAGGCCGGCGTTCTCGAATGCCTGGCGAAGGACGACCAGGTCGGCGACGTTCTCTCCTGTTCGACGGGAAAGCTGGACGAAAGCGGCCCCGTCGCCGACAGCGTCTCGGAGGCCGTCATAGATTCCCCGGACCGAGACCGCAGCCAGCCCGAATGCCAAAAGCTGCTTCGTCGTATCGTCGAGCGCCCCCCCAAGTTTGTCCCTCATGACAAGGGAAGTATCGCCCAACGAGTCCCCGAGGCCGGCGGCCGCCGGCGAAGCCTCAGAGGTGATCGTCTGGGCCATCTGGCGCACCGAGCCCGCGACCTTCTGCACCGACGCGGCCGCGTCGTCGGCACCGACCGCGCTGATGATGAGCTCGATGAGATTAGCCATTGATGATCGCCAGGAGCTTTTCCACGCGTGAGTCGGCGCTCTGGCCACCGACCATTCCGAGGTTTGTGGCCTCTATGAGATCAAGCTGGCGCTGCGCGTGAATTCTCTCCGCCTCTTCCAGCAGGCAGTTGAGGCGGGAGGGAGTCAGCCGGATGCAGCGGTCCCAATCGCCGCCGCAGATTCCGAGGCAGCAGGCTCGGGCGATCTGTCGGCACCAGCCTCCCCATCGTGAGAGGACCTCTCGGGTGATTTCCTGGTCGCTTGGAGGCTCTCGCTCGCCGAACTCAGGGAAGCCGTCAGGCCCAGGGTCTGGCCAAGCTTCAGCAAGAGCGGAGCTGCTGTCATCCCGGCGACGGTCTCCTCCGCTATCACCATCGCCCGCTGGAAATTTACCTTCACGCACTTCTGGGCAAGCTGGGTGAAGGAACGCAGTTCGAGGGAATCGACCCAGGCCCTGTTGCGGCCGGTGCAAAGGCCGACCAGGGCTGGAGTCTTTCCCTGGGACATATGCTCCAGAAATTGATAGAGGTCCGTCACGGCGAGCTCCTTGACCGTGACCATCTCCTCCAGGCCGTTTTTGGCGTATTTGACCTGGAAGCGGAGATCGTTGACGAGTGTGCTCGGCGTGGCGTTGGCAGGAGGAGGGAGAGGGTTGGACATGGTGCGCAGAGGGCGGAGGGTTGTCAGCTGCTGGGTGCGGCGAGCTGTGCGGCTCGCTCTTGGGCGAAGATGGCCGTCAGGATCTGCACTGCCTGGTTGTAGGTGTAGGTCGCGCCGTTGACGGTTACAGTCTTCGCGCCGTTGGCGACCAGGTCGACGGTCAGGCTTGCCGGATTGGATGCCGGCTGAGCGATGATCACCGTCCCCTGGGTGACGTCCGATCGATAGAACTGGGTCACCGGGGCCGCCGTGATAGATCCCCCCGAATAGGCGAAGTCCACCTGAAGCCTCCAGGGATATTCGGAGGATTGGGAGATGGCGGGCGCCTGGGCGACCGCTGCGACCGAAAGGACGGCCGCGGAGAGCAGGATGGCGAGGAACGTCTTCATGGTTTGAGAATGGGCCGAAGATCGGCCAGGACGGCCGGGGAAATGTTGTTTGAATCGAGGTTCAAGTCCGATTTGCTGATCTGCTCCAGCGGGAGGGATTCCACTCGATCGCCGAGCTCGTTCAGCTGCTTGACATACTCGGCGGCACGCGGGTCGGTATTCGGGATCCCCTTCCCGGATGGATCGAGCTGGTGGAGCAGCTCGCCCGGCATCCGCTGGGCTGCTTCGACCTGCGGCTGGAGAAGCGCCAGGTCGTCGGCCAGGGTGAATCGCGTAGCCGCCGAGAGCGTATAGGGCAGCAGAACCGCGGAATCGACGCCGTTGACCTTGGTGATCGTCTGGGCCCCGGCGAGCCCATCGTGAATCGCTGAATAGAGGCGGACCTCCTGGTTGACGGTCAGTTGAATGCCTTTCGGCGCGGCCTGGGCGGATAGACTCGCGGCGAGCGCGAGGAAGAGGAAGGTGATGCGTTTCATTGGAGAAAATCAGAGCTGCAGCCACGAGCTGCCTGTGGAGTAGACGATTCGGAAATAGGAGCCGCCCCCCGTTGGGGCCGACCCTATGTTGGTGCCCGGAGAACTCGTCGAGTCGGACACCGCTGCTAGCCCAAAGGTGTTCGCCGATGCGGAGGGCAGTCCGGACGTCAGGTAAGTCTTAATTATCTCGGGAGATCCAAGGCTCAGGCTGCCATTGATGAGGACATTGCCCCCGAAAAAAGACGCTCCGCTGGCGATATCCAGAGCATATGGGTTCGTGATCGTCTGGTTGGTGCCCGGAATCGGAGCACCAGCGACGTAGACCGTCGCTGCAGTCGTCGTTGTGACGCCGGTATTGGTGGCGGAGAGCGTGGGGCTGGAGAATGACGTGAAAGTTTCAAGAGATGCGGTCGATGAAGCTCCGGTGGAGGAATCCGTATAGGTTTTCCCCTGATGCCATTCTTGAATCCCGTTAGCGCCCCAGGCTGAAGCAGAAGAAGAACTTCCAATTTGAATCTGGTTGGTTGAATTCGTGACGAACCAGACCAGGCCGCCGCTGCTATTGGATATTTCATAGTTGCCAGTCTCGTCAGCGTTCATGCCAACGTACCAATTGGTCGATCCACCAGTCTGAAATACGATTTGAGCCGCGTGGCTGTTCGCGCTTTGGTTGAGGTAAAGAACTCCGCTGCCGGAGCTGCTACTGGAAATCGTGACCGACCCGCCATCGTTAATGTTTCCGAAGACGCCAAGGCCCCCGTCGACGATAACCGCCCCGGTCGTCGTCGACGTGGAAGTAGTCGTCGCCTGAAAGGTCGTCGGGCTGCTGGAGTCGAAGGTGACGGAAGAGCCCGTCAGGGTGATCTGAGAGTCTTGGGCTCCCCCGATGACCATCGTCACCCCGGACCGGCCCAAGGCGTAGAACTTCGAGGGATCAAAGGACGCTCCCGAATTCGCGAAGCCGATAAAAGCCTCGGAAACGGCGCTGTTGTTCAGGAAGTCGATTTCGGAATAGCCCGCCGAATTGGTGTTCTCGAAATTCAGCACGCCCTGGCCTGAGCCGTTGTTGATGATGTTCCCAGGCCGCGCCGATCCGTTCGCCATGGTGACGGTGAACCCCCCAGTCCCGGCTGGAGTGATCGAGACCGCGCCGTTAGTTCCGTTTCCAAGATCGAGCTCGGCCCCGGAGCTGCCCCCGAATGCCGTGAAATCGGTCGAGGCGGCGGCGGTAACGGAATTGAGGGCGGTGATCGCATTCCCCGAGAGTGAAACTGCGCTCGCGGTGATCGGGCTCGTACCGGCGCCGACGAGTAGTGCCCCCGAGGTCAAGCTGGTGAAATTATGCGGACCCGCCAGGTACGAGCCGGAGATAGCGGTGCCCTGCCAGGTGCCTGCCGTGACTGTGCCGACGGTGGCAATGCTGGAGTCGCCGGCCGCCGGGGCGTAGTCGGTGCCTGCGGTGGCGATCGCCAGAGTGTTGGCGCCAGTCCGCTTGACCAGGCCGGTAGTGGAAAGGCCAGTGATCGTGTCCAGGGTGATCGAGCTTCCCAGGGCCGTGCTGGTTCCGGCTATCGTGATCGAGGAATACGCCAGGGCGGCGTTCGGGACCGCCTCATAAGTGATGTTATTTGCGGCAGTGACGACCGGGACGGTGTTCGTGCTCGGGGCCGTCCCATAGCTGACGCCGTTGACATGGCCAACGGTGGTCGTCGTGCTCCCGGCGCTCATGGTCACGTCGCCGGTCAAGGCCGGCATCTGGGTAGAGGCGACGGATCCGCTGATGTCGGTGAAGGCTGGCTGCGCCAGGTGGGGGATTCCCGACGCATCGATATAGCTGATCCATTGATGGGAAACGGCATTGATCGCCTCGATGCCTCCAAGGGCGGAAGTCGTCGGCGTCGGGAGAAGCGAGGAGCTCAGAGTTCCAGAGGTGATCTCCGAGGCCGCGATTGACTTGTTGGTCAGCGTCTGGGTCGCATCGTCGACAACGACATTCCCGCTGACGTCCGGCAGTGAATAGGATCGATTCGCGGTGATCGTGCCGTCGAAGCTGCGGACGAACCCGCTGGCGCCGATCCAGGCCAATTTGTTGTTGAGGTCGGAATAGAGCCTGATGTTCCCCGAGAGCGATGCCGGCGCGGAGCTCTGCGACGGGAGCGAAATAAACCCCAAGCCGGCAGCTCCGTCGATGGCGAGCGATGGGACGGTCTGCGCAGCCGTGAAGGTGTTGGAGGCGTCCGTCAGCGGAATATAGGTCAAGTCGCTTGCGAGCGTGTCGAGCGAGTTGCCATTGATCGTCAGCTGGCCGGTCGTGAAGTTGAGCGCCGCCCCTGCATTCCCGGTGTTCGGATTGTATGGGAACTGTCCATTCGGCGTGTTTACGCCGAAGGCCGCGGTCGCGAAGGCGCAGAAGATAAGGAGCTTTTTCATGGGATCAAAATCAGCGCTGGACGAAGACGACCGGGTTATTCACGGGATCGAAGTTCGCCGGGCGAACGATCCCAGGCAGCGCCTGCGCATCGGTGCCGGCGCAGACTTGATAGTTCACGATGGCGCCGTTGTTGGTTCCGGTCAGGATCTTGCCGGCGGCCGCGTCGGCCGTCGAAGCGTTGAGCGAAGCCAGGCAGGGGCCGTCGCCGGTCAGGTTGGTGAAGGCGGGAGTGAAGATGGCGGGCATGTTTGTCGGGAGTGATTGAATGCCGGGAGGGAAAGCCTCGGTGACCGGAGGCACCGACGAAATCGCCGCAGGTGCGATCGTGCCGGGCGCCGTCTCGGTGAGACCGGCTGGGTTGGTCTGGCCGGGCGCCGTCTCGGACAGCGCGGCCGGATTGGTCTCCCCTGGCGCCGTCCCGGTGAGAGCGGCTGGGTTTGTATGGCCGGGCGCCGTCTCGGTGAGACCGGCTGGGTTGGTCTGGCCGGGCGCCGTCTCGGACAGCGCGGCCGGATTGGTCTCCCCTGGCGCCGTCTCGGTGAGACCGGCTGGGTTGGTCTGGCCGGGCGCCGTCTCGGACAGCGCGGCCGGATTGGTCTCCCCTGGCGCCGTCCCGGTGAGAGCGGCTGGGTTGGTCTGGCTCGGTCCGACGTTGGTCGGGGCCGCAGGATTGGTCTCGCCCGGTGCGGTGCCGGTCAGCGCCGCAGGTGCGATCGTGCCGGGCGCCGTCTCGGTCGGCGCATCGAGCGATGGGTAGTTGATCGTCTGCGGGGGAGTTGACATCGGAGCGAAAAGTCGCGCTAAGCGCCGGAGGCGGACGGGTGGAATTTCCCGTCCGCCCCCGGATCGATCAGCTCAGGTTGCCGACGTTGAGCGTCGAGTAGAGGACGGTCGCCTCGACCGGCGTCTCGGTGGCCTTGTCGTCGTTGTTGGTGTCGCCGCTCGCCTTGAGGGAGACCCAGTAGTCGACGACGTTCACCAGGTTGTTGTTCTGGTCGTACTCCTGGACGTGGAGCCAGCCCTTGATGCAGGGCGATCCGGACAGCGGGTTGAACACCCCGCCGGCGGTCGGGGAGTTGGGGAGCAGTGCGGTCGCCTGCTGCAGCTGGACCGCGATGTTCGACTGCATCTCCAGCTTGCCCTTGAGAACGAGCCCCTTCGAGAGGACGATCTCGTCGGACTGGACGTAGGCGCCAGGCTGCGGCGTCATGTACTCCTCGGTCTTGTTCTTCGGCGACTTCGCCCACTTGACCGGGCCGATGGCGATCCAGCCGGCGTCGGCAATGCCGGGCTTCGATGCGACCCCCGCGGTGCCGGCCGCGGGAACGGTGAAGGCGACCCCGTTCGGGAAGAACGTGGATTGCGAACCTGTGACGATGCGATTTTGATTCATGGGTTGAACGGGTTGTTTGACGGGATGGGAAACTCAGAGGAGGCGAAGGCCGCCTGTGACATGGAGCTCGTGAACATTGCAGTCGGGCGGACCGTCGATGCGTGGCTGGTGCCCGGTGACGACGAAGCAGTCGAACGGCCGCTTGACCGGCGGCGGTGTCGTCTGGACCGTCTGGCCGTGGATCGCCAAGATGGCCGCCGTAAGGGCGTCGAGCGTGTTGTGCGTCGGATCGAGCTTCGGATTCCAAACGATCGAGACGTTGAAATCCTCCATCGACTGCAGGGCGTTGAACTCCGCGTTGAAGGATTTCCCGGTGGCGGTCGTGATGATAGCGCCGAAGCCGAGAGGAAGAATCGCCTTGTTGACCTGGAAGTCCAAGTCGCCGACCTCCTCAGTGAGGATCTGGCCGGTTAGCCCCGAGTAATAGCTCGACGCCAGGAGCAGCGTCTGGATCCGGGTCTGGACTGCGAAGAATGGATTCGGGGTCGGCATCAGTTGTCCCCTCCTGAGTTGCGGCGGAAGAAGGACTCTGCCGTGGCCGCGAGCGCGGTGCCGAGCTGGTCCGCCGGCGGGAGCGCCTGGGGATCCTTCGGGACGGTAACCTGCGGAAGGATCCGATAGAAGAAGGTCAGATCCTTGCCCTGGCGGGCCACCAGGAAGCCGCCATTGCCGTTCGTCTTCCGGATGTAGAAAAGGCCGGGGATGATCCCGGACCGCGGAAGAACGCCATAGGCGGCCGCCTGCATCGGGATTGCAAGGTTCTTGGCGGGGTTGCCGGTCGCCCGGATCGTCGCCCCATAGATCTTCGCTGCGAGGGCAGGATCCGCCACGGCGATCGTGGCCGTGTTCGAGGTCGTCTCCGACGGATCGAAGGCCGTTCGCTTTGCGATCCGTGCCCAGAAGTGCTGCCGGGGCCAACCCTTCTTGTTGGGCGAGTCTGCATCGCGCTTCGTGAACCAGGCCCTGAGCTCCCTCTCGGCGCTGACGCCGAGGACCTGCATCAGCCCAATCCTCTGATTCGGCGAGAGCGCCTCATGGACCTGGGCCACCTTCGCGCTGGCCTCATCGCGGCCGAGCCTGATTTCAAAGCTGCCGCTCATGGAGTGTCCTCCTGGTCGATCGTCAGACTCGCGAGGGTCAAAGCGCCGTCGACCTGGTCGAAGGTCGCCGTGGCCTTCCGGCCGAGAAAGCTCTTGGTGAAGACGAGCTCGCCGGCCGGCCCGGTCTCGACCTGGTCGGGATCCCGCCAGATATGCGGGATCAGCTGCGCATCGAGGACAGACAGGGCCCCGGAGGTGCGCAGGTCGTCGGCCGTCAGCTGCAGGCGAGAGTCCGCCAGATCGTCTCCGCCGGCCTCAATCGCCTCGGGGGTGGCCTCGCCCAGGTCGAGCGTCCAATCGGCCTCCTGGCCGCCCAGGGCCCGCTTGTAGAGGGCAGCCAGCTGCTGACCCTGCCAAGCCACGGTCCCGTCCTTGGCAACGGCGACCTGGTCGCCGAAGATCCGTTTCATGGACTCCATGACCGCGGGGGTCGCATCCGGGATGCTGGCCTGCAGGTTGTGGTTGAAGTCCATCTGCATCGGCTTGGGAACCAGGTCGTGAGGCTGAATGACGCCGAGCTGCTCAGCCTCGTCGCGGCTGACGTCGGCCAATCCCATACCGGAATTGAAGTCGAAAGGCGGCCAGGGGCGCCCAAAGCGGGAGATCCGGATCCAGATCGGATCGTTCTTGAGGGCGATCATTCGGCCGCCAACGAAGTCGCCGCCGGCGCGGTCCCAGCGCGCGGGCCAGCTCTCCTCGGGAACCTCGACCAGTCGACCCTTGGCGCCGCGACGATATCCGCGCGGGACCTCGCGGGCTTCGACGCGGACCAATTCGTTGCAGGGGAAGGCATCGAGGATCGCAGGATTCTGCCGAGCGACCCATCGGCCATACTCCATTGCCTCCTCGGTGTTGAAGTCATAGATGAGACCCAACCGAGCCGAGGAGGTGATGTCCGTCAGATCTCCGGAGTCGCCCGGCTCGGCCCCGAGGATCCCGCGCAGGTCGGCGATGAAGCGGCTCCGGTCCATGAAGGCCCCGCCATCTCGCCGGGCGAGCGAAAGGGCGTCGTCGATCCGCGACTGCATCTCGGTGACGACTCCGATGTCGTTCACCCGCGAGGAGAAAAATGCCCGATCGGACAGGCCGAGCTCGATCTGCGCCCACTGATCCGAGGTCAGGTCGGCCGCGATTGGAGTCTTGGACTCCAGGCGGTCCACTGCGGCGGCAAGCGGCATTGGAGTGGTGAAGATCATAGCCAGGGCGAGGAGCATGGCTCAGAGGCCGCGCAGACGCTCGCGGGTCATTTGCCGGCGAGCCGAGCGGACGAGCTCGGCCCCGGTTCCGGCTTGCGCGGTCGGCGGCGCGGCATTGATCGGGACGTCAACCGGCCATTTCCCGTCGCGCAGATCCTCCAGCCGTTTCTGGTAGATGCGCTCATCGGCGAGCTCTCCCTCAGTCAAGGTGACGTTGAGCCAGAGCTTCAGCATCCGGCCGATCTTGTCGACGGCGAGGCTCTTCAGGTTCGGCGGCACGGTCGTCGTCGTCGCGTCCAGGAGCTGCGGGGAACGGAAGCCGATCATGCCCCGGATCTCGGCCGTGACGTTGGCGATCATCGTCGGCGTAGGGTCCGACTGCCCGGCCGCGGCCGCCTTGGCCTGGACGCTCGTCACCCAGGCCGAATATCTGTCGGCCATGAGGTCGGTGTCGGTAATGGTGATCCAGGCGGGCATCGGGAGTGGGTTTCTATGAAGCCCCGCCCGCGCGGGGCGGGGCTCGAAGAAATCCCTCGGAGGGATCAGCTGACGGTGAACGTGTTCACCCCGAGCGTGCTGGTCATGATCAGCGCCGAGTAATACTCGACGTAGATGTCGACCAGCTTGGGGCTGAGTTGGTGAATGTAGACATTCACGTCCAGGGCGCCGGGCGGATGCGACGGCGACTGCTCGTTCTTCGCGAGCACGTTGGGCGGCGGGCTGACGAACCGCTTGATGTTCGACGGGTCCTCGATGTCCTGGCCCGGCTGGGCGTAGAACATGTAGACCAGGTTCCCGACGAGCTCGCTCTTGGCGCTCGCGCTCGACTGGTAGCGCTCGCGGGAGACGAGCACCTGGTCGACGTTGAGCATGTCCGCGAGCTGCTCGGCGGAAAACCCGGCGGTCGCGAACTTGGCCGCGTTGGCGTTGCCGCGCAGCTGGCCGAACCGGAGCGACCAGGCCGTGTGGCCGTAGCCGACCCGGTTGAACACGAAGCCGACCTCATTGGCGGCCGTGACCATCTCGGCCACGACGTCGTTGTCGGGATCCGCCGTCTGTGTTGTCGCAACGTTCCAGGTCTTCGCGGTGTTGACCGCGGCGGCCGAGAGGAGCGCCAACGCGCGCCGGAGCTCGTTGCGCATCAGCCGGCGAAGGAGCTTCGCGACGAAGCGATTCTCCCAGCCGGGCATCTGGACCGGGACGTTGTCCAGGTCGATGCGCATCATGAGCCCCTTGTTGAGGCTCTTCCCGGTCTCGTCATGGCCGGTGTACTCCACGCGCTTGAAGTCGGCGCCGATCGCGCGGATGTCGTCGGACTCGGAGTAGAACTCCTCCGCGTTGGTCCACTGCTTCCACTCGAAGAGTCGGCCGGGGACGACGACCTTCGGCGCGAAGAATTCGAGCGTCTGGTCGATGTTGTTCGGGTCCTTCCACCCGGTCGCGAAGGTGGTCAACGGCTCGGAGAAGTAGGTTTCCGAAAACCGCGAGTCGTTGGCCAGGGCGTAGATTTCCCCCGGCTTGATGTCGCCGGAGTCGAAGCTGCCCGCAATGGGCAGGCGGTCGCTGTTCGCGAGCGCGATGACGCGGGGGAGTTCGCGCCGGAGGAACTTGGATTGGGAGGCTTTGCTCATGAGATTACTGGGTCGATGGCTATGGTTGCTGGGCGAGGCGCCGTTAGGCCGTGACCGTCGGCGTGCCGCCGGCGATCGTAATCTGCCGCGGCAGGCAGGGCGTGAACTCGATGATGTCGCCGGCCGCGCTCGCCGTGAGATTCAGGGCCTTGCCGAAGACCCAGTAGGTGCCGTTCGCGGCGGGCTTCGTCAGCGCATAGCCCGGATTGGCCGGGTCGACGACGAGCCAGTCGCCGAAGTTGACGACGCTCTGGACGCTCACCTTCTGCGTGCCCTCTGAGGCACCGAAGAGCGAGACCGCAACCGGGTCGCCCGCCGTCCCGACCTGGTCGGTCATCACGCCGATCGGAAAATCCGCGTTGGTGGCGACGGCAACATTGGTCGAGGCACTCCCGGTCTTGGCGATCAGGAATCGCGCGGCGGTCGTGACATCGGAGATAAACGTCTTTTGGCCGTGAAGGTTCTGGCCTTCCGCCACGTTGGCCAGGGCGAAGACGCCGCGCCGACGCAGGATCGGCAAGCGGGACGCGAGGAAGAGGAACGGCGGTTGACGGAAGCCCATCGCCCAGCGGACCACGATGGCCAGCAGGAGCGCGGCGGAGATGAAAGCGAGGATGAGATTCATGGATGGATTCTGAGTTGAGAGAACGTGCGGAGAGGACAGGTGGAGAGGACCGGGATCAGGCGTCCGCTGATTCGAGCGCGGCCTTGGCGGCGGCGAGGGCCGCGACCTTGGCATCGCGCTTCTTCTGGCGGGCGATGACTTCCTTGGCTTGGGCGAGGGGCAGCCCGGCGGCGACCTTCTGCGTGAGGATCTTGTCGTAATCGGGCGTTGAGGACTTGGCGGGAGGAGGAGGCATGACGGATGACTGGGTTGATTGTCGTGGTTGAGGATGTGGTGAAAGGATCAGCGGCGGCCGCGGATCTTGATCTCGGGGGTCTTCATTCGCGCGAAGAGCGCCTTGTGCTGCGGATCGCTCTGGATCGCGGCGAAGGCGGTCTCGTAGTTCTCGCCCTGGTCCTTCATCCGGGCGTTGACGAGCGCGAGGACATCGCTGCTGTCGGCCTGGCGGGCGGCGCCGAGATCGCGGGCTCGCGACTCGGTCCGCAGTACCTTCGGCCGGGCGGCCAGCTTGGCAACTTCCGCCGGGAAGTCGGCAGCGTTGCAGAGGGCGGTGACCGTCGCGGCCTGTTCGGTGGCCGGCAGCCGGCCGTCGGTGATCGCGGCGTTGACAAGCAGCGTCGCGCGCTCCTTGCGCTCGGCCTTGAATGCGTCCTCGGCGGTCGTCTTGGCGTTGACCAGGGCGATCTTCTCGGTCTCGGCGGCGGTCTTGGATGCCTCGGCCGCTGCCAGCTTGGCCGTCAGATCCGCATTGGCGGCTTTGACGGTGGGCAGTTCCGCTTCGGCGGAGTTGGCGGCGGCGATGGTCGGGCAAGCGGCGTCGACGGCCGCGGCGATGTCGGAGTCACTGGCGTCAGCGGCGAGGGTGATGCCCTTCGCGGCCAAGAGTTTGATGATATGGTTTTTCATGGGTTCAGAGAAATTCGGATCGTCTTCGAGGGCATTCACCAGCGAGAGGCCCGGAATGTTTCCGCTCTCGACGATGCCGATGGACTTGAGCGAGAAGGGACGGGCGATCGTGACGCCGTTTTCCTCGCCGACCTTTTTGAGGAGCCAAAAGGGAGAGAACTCGTCGCAGCCGCCCCGGACATCGTCGGCACCCTGCTGGGTCAAAACCGGCCGGATCCGGAGCCCCTCATCGGTGACCTCCATGTCGGCAATCGTTCCGCGGGGGGTTTTGTCGGGATAGATGCTCTTGAACCTCGGGGCGTCGGGATGGCCCTTGAAGATCGGCAGTCCGACCACAGCGCGCTTGAACGCTCCCCAAGCGCTCTTGAATTCGTTGACCAACGCGATCGCAGCTTCGCGATCGAAGCGCTGGATCATCGGCCTCGGCTTCTCGGTCTTGCCGTTGGCAGCCCCCTTGATCGCGTCGCGGCCGCTGTGCCGGCTGTCCGAATAGGGGATCAGAGCCCATCCCTCGGCGTCGAGGGTGAGGCTATTGACGCAGCCAATGACTTGCTCGATCTCGATCTTCATGGTTTGTCGGCCAGGCCGTCGACAAGCGCGGTCCCGAGGACCTGCTCCCAGACGGCGGCAATGTCGGGTGAGTGGAGGCGGGCCTCGGCGAAGAGCCGGGGCAGATCATTGCGGAGCTTCTGGATCCCGGCCGCGAAGTCTTCCGCCGGGAGCTCCTTCAGGGCCGCGATCCGATCGAGGACCGGCTGGATGGCCTCGGCTTGGGCCTTCGTCAGCTTGCGGGCCGCATTGCGCTGGAAGACGGCAGCGCCTGCGTCGACCTGGTGGATGAGCGCGTTTGCCAGGGCAACCTGCGGCGATGGCTTGTCGGCGGCGATGATCTGCGCGACCTGCTGGTTCTGCTGCAACGTCTCTTCGCCGTCGAGCGGGGGCGGCACGCCGAGCTCTTTTCGGGCATAGTCGACGCCGACCGGGACGCCGCTATTCACCAGGAAGCCGAGCTTCGCGATCGTGTCGTCGTTGTTCTTCTTCTCCGGCACCATGATTTTGATGACCGCGAGCGGAAGCTCGTCGCCGAAGAGTTGCCTGATCACGATCTCGCTCACGCGCTCCAGCGTCTCGGAAATCAGCTGAGCGTCGTCCTGCTCCAGGAGCTCGGTCTCATCGCCCTGGAGGCTGGCGCCGCGGCCCATCGATCCCTTGCCGCTCGACATCGTCGAGAGGTCGCCGCCGCGGACGACCGTGGCGATCGCCTTGTCCATCGTCTCGCGCAGCTCGGGGAACGGGAGGGTCCCGGCGGATCCCTTCGCCTCAATCAGCTCGATCACCGAATCGAGATTCGTGACGGTCGCCCACTCCTGGCCGAAGTCCTGGAGCGCCTGGACAAAGTTGTTCCATTGGTCTGAGCCCTTCGGCGCGCTCGTCTTGCCGTGGATCCCCGGCGTCCCGAAACGCTCGCCAAAGGCGGCCCAGGAGTCCATCGCGGTATATTTGAAAAGGTAGCAGACCGAGAGGGACTCCATCAGGCCGTCGCCGACCGTGATCAGCCATTCGTCGGGCGCCATCTCCTCCCCCATGATGGTCCCGAAATAATGCTGGATGAACCTGAGCTTCCCGGTCGTCGCCTCGAAGAACCAGACCGGGACGTAATTGAATTCCGCGGTCAGCCGCGGCTCGCCCGTAATCGAGTCGATACTCGGCTGCCAGACGATCTCGTGGACGGCGTACCGATCCCCGATCGCCTGCATCATTTGCTCGACCAGGAGCCGGAACTTGCCCCGGATGTTCTGCTCCATGACATCGGAGACCGTGAGGTTGTCGTAAAAATACTGGAGGGCGCGCTGGTGCTTCTCCGCCTGGGCTTTCTGATCCTCGGTCAGGCCCTGCCGGATCAGGACCTGGAAGCCATGCCGGGCGACTCCCTTCTCGCGCTTGTGCAGGGCGACGTTGATCTGGGTGTCCCGCCGCCGCATGGCGTCGGCCATCAGGCTGAAGTCCCGCAGGTAGCCGTTCCGCCATTGATCGATGACGTTCGACAGGTATTGCGGGGTCAGCTGGCGGAGCGGGTTGTAGCGCGAGCGCTTCACCCAGATCCGGGTCGCGTCGGAAATATGGCTGCCGGCGGCAGGCAGATCCGATGCAGCGCCCTTTCTTGCAAGCCTTGCAACCGGGGTTTTAGCCAATTTGCCACCCCCCCCCGCACTCTCGCGCGCAGCCGCGGGAGTTTGGGCCTTAAAATCGATTTGCCGCTTTGCCGGGCCTTTGGGCTTCGTTTTCACGCCGATTTGGAGAAGGCGCCGGCGAATTGGAGGCGGCGCCGGCTGAATTGGCGGGCGTTGCGGCCGGGAATGGCGACGGCCGCATGGGCGAAGACACCGCCGTTGCCCCTGGCCCGGTGGGCCAATGCAAGGGCCGTGCAGCGGTCACTGTGGCCCTCTGAAGTCCGCGGCGCCGAATAGCTGTATTCCCCGTTCTTGACGATTTGGCGCATCGCGTGGAGGTCCTCCCGGACCGTCTTGGAGATCGGCACCCGGAGCCGGACCGGCGCCTCGAAGGCCCGGCGCAGCTTCGGGAAGATCTCCCGCTTGAACCCGGCCGTGAAGGTGCAGAGCTCGATCTTGCCGAACTTGTGCTTCTCCGGGTCGAACTCGCCATGCTCCTGGACCAGGAGGTCGCCCAGGCCGATGCCGGGCCCCGTGTAGTCGAAGCAGACGCGGGTCGCGCGACGGATCCGGCCCGAAAGGATCTTCTGTTGGTCGGGGGTCGAGACGCCCTTGAGCGCCAGGACCTCGCGCGTCCATTCGACATCGCCGATCAGCTCGTTGCCCCAGCAGATCGTCGGGTCGTTCGTCCGGCCGAAGTCGATCCCGAGATAGACCGGATTCGAGCCCGAGCCGTTGAAAAATGCGGGATCGCAGAACTCGGTCGCCTCCGCGCTCTCCACCAGGGCAATGATGTCGTAGGGCAGGAGGACGTTCGACGTGTCGATGAATTCGCACTCGAATTCCTGGGAGAAGCCCTCGGGGTCGTCCATCCCCTCCCGGATCTGCTCGATGTCGACCGGGAGCCCGGCCGCGACCGCATCGTGAATCGTGACCTTGTGGCAGCTCCAGATCATCTTCCGGCCGGGGACCGGGTTGAGCTGGTTCTCGTCGATGATCTTGAAGAATCGGCCCTGCTTGCCGTTCGGCGTCGAAATCACCCGGACCTTCTTCTCGCCGCCGCGGAGCGGGTTGGTGATCGAGGGAAGGAGCGCCCGCCAGGTCGCCTCGTCGTCCTCGAAGAAGGCGAACTCGGTCGCGAGGACATTGGCCGAATACCCGCGCACCGTGTCAGGGCGGCCGGGGACGGCCACGATCCGGGACTTGTTCGGGAAGACGATCGTGCTCGACTTGAGGAGCGCCTGGGGATGCGCATCCATGTTCTCGCTCAGCGCATCGGCGATCGAGATCTTGAACGCCTCGGTCCACTCCTTGCACTTCTCCAGGGACTCCAGGCTCTGGCGCTCCGAGGGGGCGGCAATCAGCCAGGTGGTCTTCGCGCGGCGGATGCAGTCCTCGACGACCTCCTCGCCCGAGGAGAAGTCCTTGCCCGTCTGCCGCGACCAGATTCCGGCCTTGAAACGCGCGGCGTCGTCCACCCACCGCGTTTGATATGGCAGGAGGAGGCTCTTCGGCGTGATGATGCGGCGGCTCATTGGATCCCGAAGACCGCCTTGAGCCGCGCTTCCTTCTCCGCCGGCGTCAGCGCCGAGTCGCCGGAGATCTGCTTCGCTGTATCGGCCTGCCGCGCCTTCTCCTCTAGGAGCTTGATCCGGCGCTCGGCGAGCTCCTGGTCCCGGCGCTTGAGCTCCAGCTTGGCCGAATCCCCGATGATCTTCGCCAGGGTGGCCAGCTCGTCCAGGTTGCCCCCCCGAGCGTAGGCCCGCTCGAATGCCTTCTGCTTGATCAGCGCCAGGGTCGCCTTGTCGTAGTTCTCCCCGGAGCTCGTCACCTGGCTGACGACATTCTCCGCAAACTCGGCCGCCTCCGAAGAGCGCAGCGAGAAGCACTGCGTTGCATAGAACCGCGAGAGCGCGCCGGCGGAGGTCCGGACGTTGAAATCCTGGCGCAGCCGCTCGATGGCGTCCGCGTAGGAGAGGTTCTCTTCCACCAACCAGTCCCGGAGCTGCTCCTTCTGCTTCGAGGTGAGCGAGTCCAGCGTCGAGTCGGAGCGTGGTTTTTGGGCCATACATCACGGCTTCCTCGACGACGCGCTCACGGCCATCGCGTCGGCATCATCCGGAATCCCTGGGCCGCGGATTTGTGGAGGGAATGTCCAAGAAATTGAACCGGCGGCCGTCAGGCTCGGCGCTGGGCCGTATGCCTTGCACGGGGAGAAACCCCCGACCTGGCCTAATCCGAGGTCGATGGGAAAGCCCGCGCGCACGAAGGCGGCGGCCGCCGGGTTGCACAACACACAAAGAATCGCCATGCCGGACAGGATCCGATGGAGCTGCGCTCGCGATCGAGCGGACCGTGTGGGTGTCTCCAGATGTCGTGTCAGCGGCATGGCGGGGAAATTCAGTCGTTTTCGGCGAGCCAGGCGCGGCCAGCGGTCCCGAGCTTCCACTTGGTGCCGGATTCGCTGACGACGCCGATCAGCTGGCGCGCGGCGTCAGCGGCTTTGATCTGCTCGTCGAACTCGGCGGTTGTCGGCTTCGGAACGACCAGGCGACCGGCCTCAGCCCGGAGAAGATCGTCCGGGAGCATCAGGTCATCGGGAATATCCGCCGCGGCCTGCAGCAGCGCCCGGCGGATCTTGAATTGACGGCGGTTGAGCATGGTCAGGAGCGGTCCTCCCGCTTTTCGATGCCTTCCACTCGGGCCGTCGTCGCGGCGAGCTCCCGGCTGATGCCGCCGAGGCGATGATGGATCTGTTCGATGTCGGCCCGGTGATTCTCCTGAACGGTATCCATCTGCCTTGCGATCGCCTGGACGTTGTTGGTCACTCCACCCATCTCCCTGTCCAACTTGCCGAGAGTGACGGTCTGAGCTTTGAGCTCCGTCCGAATATCGGCGATGGCCGTCGGCTCGATCTGGCGTTGGCTGTCGGTCCCATTGATGCCCCGGATCAGCTGGATTGCATTCAAGCCGAGCGCGACGATGATGCCGATGGCCATGATGACTTGAGTGGTTGATCCGCCCCCGGATGAAGCGGCTTGTGCGAGGATCATCGGCGAGTGAAGGTCAGGGTTTGATGCCGGAGCGGAAGAGCAGATTCATCTCCGCGAAATCTGTGGCGTGTTCGTCGTCGATCCACCAGGTCGACGAGGTCAGCGGCTTGAGCCCGTCGTCCTTTTTCAAGGCCGGCAGGATATGATGCGCTGGCGTCCCATAGCCGAGCGCGATGAGCGCGTTGTATTTGTCGCGTTGCTCGGCGGTAATGATGAAACCGCCAGAGACCTTCGTCACGGTCTGGGCGGCCGCTGCGGGGGGCGGCAGCAACTTCGGGGTGACGGTCGAGCAGCCCGTTAAAAGGGCCCCGACGAGAAAGACGAACGCGAAGAACGTGAACGGCGCTCGCGTGTATCCGCCGGGCGGAGTTCTCCAAACAGCGGCGATGGCGCTGGCGACAAACAGGAGCACCAAGGTCAGGTGTATGATCACGAGATGTCCTTCTCGAAATTGGCCGGGTTTGGGTTGGCGACATCGGCCGCGGCCTGTTTGGCAGCCGAGGCGTCGGTCGATGCCGCAGCGTTCGCCTGCATGGCCGGGGAATTGTTCTCGGCGTCGCGCTGCTTCACTTCCTGCGAGACCGCCTGGGCCGCGCCGAAGAGGGACTTGAGGAAGGCTATGAATCCCAAGAACATGTCAGGAGGCCGGGACTTCGATCGCGTCGGTCTGCGCGGGAACTGGTGCAGACGCCGGGGAGGCCGCGGCCGGCGCGGGCGCCGGCGGCCAGGGAATGACCGGGAGCGTCACCTCCGAGGAGGTCTTTCCGGTCGCGCCAAAGAGGCCGTTCGCGACGGCGTCCAAATAGATCGCGTAATTCGGCTTCAGCGTTGGAAAGCTGACATTGAAGCTGCTCTCGAAGAGACTCTGGGCGGAGGTCGCATAGCTCGCGACCTCGGTCTGGGTCGTCGTGCTGATCGAGGTCTTGGCCAGGACCGAGGCGATGTCGGCCTGCGAGACGGTCGAGGGACTGCCGGCTGCGAACACCAGGAGGGCATCGGCGGCCGCGTCCAATTCGGCGGCATACGTCGGATTGCGGGCGAGAAATGCGGTCGCTGCCAACTGCACCCCGGCTTGCGTGGCCTTGCCGATATTGTTCGGGTTTTCCAGCGCCAAGACGAGCGGCGACGGAGCGGACGTTGAGGCGGCCGCCGGCGCCGACGTTGTCGAGGACGGGACTGAAGCGCAGCCGGCGAGGCCGAGAGCGATGATCGATACGAGGATTTTCTTCATGATCAGGCGGGTTGAACAGGCCCCGACGAGGGCGATGGCCCAGGGCCGGCCGCAGCCGGGCCTGGGGTGACGGAATCGGCCGGAGTCACCCAGCCGGGAAAGGGGTTCGGAATCGGGTTGGCATCCGACCAGACCAGAACGCGCTTGCCGGCATTCGTCAGGGCAGCCCCCAATCCGGCATAGACTGCGAAATGGGCGTTCCTCGTCGCCTTCAGGACTGCCGATCCGGCCGCCAGCCCGGCCGGCAGCCCATGGAGAAAGCCGTTCGCGAAGACCTGGCCCGCGGCCGAGGTCCAAAGCATGACCTGCTTGAGACCGGGGAATTTCACGAGCCAGGCTTCCTCCCGCGCCGGCCCATCGACCTGGCAGCCCGCTTGAGATCCTCGCCAGTATCGCGGGCAAGCCGGGGGCTTAGAGCCACCGTCAGGCGCTTCTTTTGATGCACGCTGACCGTGCAGTGAACCTTACCCCCTGACACGCCGACGGCCGTCGCCAGGGCGTCAAAGACGGGCGGCGCGGACGGGCTTTCGGATCGACATTCCGGGGCTGGCGGCATCTGATGCCGCACAGTTTCGCAGAAAAGCCAAGGGGGGTGTTACCCTCCCGCCCGGTCAATTCAGCCAGTTCCGCCTTTTAGTGCGAATTCGCAGTGGTGCGGATTTGGCCGATGCCCAGTTTCAGAGCGCAGGGATAGCCTAGGCCGGCTGAAAACTGCTCTTGGTTCAAATTCGCACTAGTGCGGATTTGGCCGCGCGGTCAATTGGCCAAGCCGGCTTTTACTGCCGAGGATGCCTCGTTGGTCGTAAAGTTTTCGACGACCCCGGATGCGTCGAAATATACCTGCAGCGTCTGGGTCTGGGTATCGATCTTGGTCTGGACCAGGTTCACGACGGGAATGAAGTTCTCGGCGTTGCTGCTTGCCTTGGTATAGAACCAAAGGGCCATGACTTTGCCGTCGGGCATGAGAGAGACCGACATCGGCTTTCCGAAGAGCTGTTCGACCTGGGCGCGGGTCGTCACACCTTTCTTGATCTGGCTCACCTGGGCGAGGTTCATCTCGGTGCCCACAGAGGCGCAGCCGGCAAACAGGGCCGCAACGAGTGCGGCGATCACAATCGAGGGGTATCTCATGGGTGTCTTTGGTTTTGATGCAGTGCGTAATATCCGAAATTGATCTCCAGTTTATGGCGTCTTCGGATCGGGACCTCCCGATCCGCTATGCTTCCTCAAACGGCGGAAGGGTCAGCGCTGGTCCGCTTTCCAACTCTCCCCACCCAGCCGCTTCGCGTGGCCGCCCATTCTGCCCGTTCAAAGCAGGATCTGCGTCAGCTGCTGCTTTATCTGATCGCAGAGATTGAGGGGACCCAGAGCGGCCGGGCCTGCCGGATCTGCTGCCTGAGATCGAATTTGCCCGAGTCATGAGGCTATCGATCCACCGGCACTGCCTGGTCCTTTGCCTTGTTGCCGATGAAACTCTTTGGCCAAGCGCTCCGACTCCTCGACTGTTTTCAGGATCTCCGGGGAAAGATGGCCGGCGCCCGGCAGGGGGCTTATATTGGCCCCGACGCGGAATGATATATCGGCTTGAACATTCAACCATCCGAGGCGATCGACCTGGTCGCCGGCCCAGGCGATCGCCCGCTCGACCTTCGCCCTCAACTCCGCTCGCAACTGGTCAGCGCTGATTGGGTCTTCTCGAACCATGCCGCTCGATTCGGTGTCCCGGTTGGCCGATGGTCGGGAAGTTGCTTTTGTAAGCATCAGCTCCATCTGCAAGAGCAGGCGGTCGGACGGCTCCTTCAGGCCGGCCTCAAGTTGCGAAACGTAGTTGCGGGAGATCAGAAGCCGAGCGGCGAGTTCGGCCTGCGTGATACCTCCGAGGGCTTTCCTGAGAGCCCGCGAAGTTTGCGATGCAGTGCTTACTTTTCCCACTTTACCTATTGACTGTTTGCTTACTTTGGTCAACGTCCGTTGACCAGAGTGAGCACAACCCCGATCGATAATCAAGAGTTTCCCTTGTGGGTGAAGACCCGCCTGTGGAAGCGCCGCATGACGGTAACCGATCTGGCTATCCGGATCCGCCGCCACCGGACGACCGTCAGCACGGCGATAAACACCGATCGGTTCCCGCGGGCCAAGGAAGCGATCCGGAGGGTCCTAGCATGATCGATCCGGCTCACCAGGCCCTCGCAGACTTTGTGCTCGACCGGGCAACCGGCGAGTCGGCCGCGAAACGGGTCCGCCTCTATCGAGCGCTCGCGTCTATTTTCCCAGGCCGGTCTCAGGAATTCAAGCAGCTGACAGACCTGGCCGACGAGCTTGAGGCGATCGACGATCGAGCCGGACAGCTGCTCTTGAACTTCAGGCGCAACACGAACTGACGCCATGGTCGCCGAGCAGCTCCAGTTCTTCGCCTCGTTGGATTTTCCCGGCCGGTCAACCGTGCTAGTCCGCGAGATCGCGGAGCGACTTGGAGTGAGTGAGCGCCACCTGTTCGGTGAGATCGACACCGGCGCTTTGGTCGTCCTCGACCTCAGAGCGTCAGGCACTGCCCGGCGCTGCGCGAGGGTCCCGGTCGAATGCTATCGCGACTACGTCATCCGCCGGCTCAGCGGTCCGCTAGCCCACAGCGCTGACCTCCTTCGCCGGCTGCCGCGTTCGGTCAGGCTGGCCCTGATCCGTGAGCTGCAGGCAAGCCTTTCAACCCATGAGTAAGCCCTCTGTCCAGACCCTCGCCATTTTAGCATCCGCTGACCTGAAGGCGGACAAATCTGAACTGGTTCGATTACAAAAAGGGGTTGTCGATAGCATGATCCAAATGCGGCGCCTCCGTGGCGAGGAGGCTCTCCGGGGGCTGCTCGTCGGCATGGCCTTGGTGAGGATCAAGCACTCGATGCCCCATGGCACGTTCGGCCCATGGGTCCAGGAGAACATCACCGCATTCGGAGACCGCTGGGCGAGTTACCTCATGCGCCTGGGGTTGGCCTTCGCCGAGAAGGCCAAGGTCACCAAGCCCGAGCTGCTCGCGATTCCCGGCGACCAGACCGAGCTCGCGCTCGACACGATGGAGGGAGCGCAGCGCCGCTTCGTCGAGAAGGCCGTCAAGTTCGTCGGCGAGCTGAGCCTCAATGAGCTGCTCATCAAATACGGAATCAAGGCGGTCGGAGTGAAGACCGAGCTGACGAAGGCTGAGGCCACTGAGCAGAAGGTCGACTTTTACGCCGAGGTCGCGGAGCGCGTCGATGGCTTCCGGGCGCTCGTGACATCGCGGGAGTCACTGATGCGCCTCCCGCCACAGCAGCTCGACCTGCTGGCTCAGACCGTGGCCGACACCTACTCGCAGTTTCAGAAGCTCTACCAGGAGGCCAAGAGCCAGAAGGGCGCCATCTCCATCTGATCCATCGCCATGAATTCCTCCGACTCTTCCGCCCTAGCTCCCGCTGAGCAGTCCCAGCTGATCCCGGCCGCTCTGGCCGAGATCATACCGCTCGCCCATCACGAGGAGTTCCATACCAAGACGACCGAGGAGCAGCGCCAGCGGATCGCTGTGCTGATACGTCTCTTCGAGGAGATCGCAGGCTCGAAGGACGGTGTCGTCGCCACTTGCCACCGCCTCGCCATCGAATACCCCGGCCGGGGATTCAGCGCGGGCAACCTCAAGACCCTCTATTACGCCTACAGGAAGACGCGCGACTGGCGCGTTCTGGTCCCGCAGTATAAGGGCCCGGAAGCGGTGCCAGCAGAGTTCGTCGAGTTTTTCCGGAAGCGCACCGAGCAGAACAAGCGCGAGAATCCCGCCCGAGCGGTGATGATGCAGATCCGCGACGAGTGGACTCGCGGCGTCTCGATCCCCGGATATGGCACCTGGGCGACCTACTTCCAGACCCAGTTCCCCGAACGCGACCTGCCCGAGCGCTATCCGTTCGGATTCTTTCCGCGGGGCTGGTCTCAGAGCAACCTCTACACGAAGCAATCATCGAAGGCCGAGCGCAAGCTGGCGCGGCGCGGACTGGCAGCGGCCAAGCCATACCTGCCGCATCTGATCCGCGACACGAGCTCTCTCCGGCCGCTGGAGCTGATCGTGATCGACGACTTCGAGACCGACATCATGGTCCAAGCCCGGCACCCGGAAACTGGCCGCTACGAGATCTGCACCTGCACCGGCCTCCTCGCGCTCGACGTCGCGACACGCCGGCGGGTTGCCCTGGGCCTGAAACCCCGTTTCAAGACCGATGAAGGGCGCCGGCAGGCGATCACCCGCGCCGACGTCCAGGGGCTCCTCCATTCGATCTTCACCGAGTTCGGGCTGCCCAAGGACTGGGGGGTGACAATCCTCTGCGAGAACGCAACCGCAGCCATCAGCTCGGACGTCGAGGCCATGCTCCAGGCGCTGCTCGGCGTCCAGGTCGCCCGGACCGGACTTCTGGCCGACAAGGTTCTCGCGAACGGCTTCATCGAGCGCGGCGGCAAGCCCTGGGAGAAAGGCTGGATCGAGAGCACCTTCAACGCGGCCTGGAACCAGGCCGGCGCATTCGCCGGGCAGAAGGGCGCAACCTACCAGCTCAAGCCCGGCGACCTGGAGGCTCGTCTCCTCTACGCCCAGAACCTCCTCGAAACCGAGGGCCTGACCGACGAGCAGCGCAGCCAGCTGCACACTTCGTTCTGGCATTTTGAGGATGCGCTCGCGGCCTTCCATCGGGTCTTCGACTTCTTGGAGAACCGGACGCAGCACAGGATGCAAGGCTTCGAGGAGGTCTTCGATTACGCACTCCCCGATGGGTCTGGCTGCGTCACCGAGGCGCAGGCACACCGGCTGCCCCGCGAGATCGTCCAGAACCTGCAGCCGATGCCGCGCCGTGAAAGCCCGCGTGAGAGGTGGGCCAGACTGACCGCCGGCGTCTCCTGGGTGAAGCCGGCCGAGCACGCGCTCGCGCTCCTCCTCCTCACGCCGAAGCGGTGCAAGGTCGAGAATCACAAGATCACCTTCACCCACCTGGCCGAGGGCTACACCTTCGCGGACGCGGACTCACCGGCGATGAAGCTGCCGGAGGGGACCGACCTCCTCGGCTACTTCGATCCCGCCCAGCCGAATCGCCTCTACGTCACGCTGCCGGATGGCCGCTATGTCGGCCCGGTCAATCGCCGCGGCGCCGTCGATATCCGCAACCGCGAGGCAATCGCGATCGAGCAGGGCGAGATCACCCGGCTGATCACCAAGCACGTCCTCGCCCCGGTGCGCGCCCGCCACGCCGACGAGGACCGGGCCCTCGCGGAAATGAAGGCCGCAAACGTCGCCAAGCTGACCGCCTGGGGGCTGCAGGCGCCGACCGCCGACCCGACGCCGCGGGCCGGAATCACCTCGCGCCTCGCCACGGCCGCGCCGGGCGCCCAGGTGCGCCACGCGGCCGCCGCCGACGCCCTGGCGGCCGGGATCGCCTCCGATGCCTCGGCCAGCGACCGCAAGGCCCAGCTGCGCGAGGCACTGCAGCAATCCGAGGACCTCGACGCCACGAAGATCTTTTAACGCGAAGGGCCGCGAGCGCGCTAACGCCCGCGGCCCCAGATCAACCAAGACGAGAAACTTAGGAGAAACCCGAAATGGTCACAGACACACCAACAGCATCCGCGGCCGGAAATCAACCTCAGTCCGCTGACTCCGCAGCCACCCAAGCGGCCCGCGCCCTGGTCAACCAGGGCGACACCGTCAAATCGACCTGGAGATTCTCGGCCGACGCCGTCCAGTCGAACATCGCCTATATGTCGCCCGAGGCGAAGGAGCTCCTCCGCTGGGCCTTCGTCTGGTGCATCGACCCGGCGCACCCGATCCGCTTCGAGGAGTTCTGCGACCGCGTCGGCTACGACTCGAACACGATCTATAAGCTCTATTCCGGGAAGTACCGGCACCCCGAGACCAAGTTGCTCCTCGATGCCCCGCAGAAGCTCCTCAAGGAGATCCGCGACTTCCGCCGGCTGGAGATCCAGCGGGCCCGCATGGGGCGCCAGGAGTTCGTCACCACACCGACCGTCAAGCGCATCTATTGGGCGATCGACCAGGCCCGGAAGAGCCGGCGCCCGGTGATGATCTTTGGCGCCTCGCAGATCGGTAAGACCGAAGCCTTCAAGCAGAACTGCATCGATTTCAACCATGGCAAGACCGTCCTGGTCGAGATCGCCGCGGTCAACGGCCTGCGCGGCCTCCTGCAGGCTTGGGCGGCCAAGCTCGGGATTTCCCCGAACGCGAACACCCCCGACCTGATCGAGCGGATCACGAAGGCTCTCACCCCAGACATGGTCGTCATTTTCGACGAAGTCCACCTTCTGGCCAACGTCTACCGGCGCGGATCCTTCTTCGCCTGCATGGAGCAGCTCCGCCGGATCTGGGACGCCAAGCACTTCGGCCTGGTGCTCTCCTACACGGATCTCGGCTACCAGCGCGCCGAGCAGGAGCGCAAGCGGGAGCTGATGCAGGTCTTCCGGCGCGGGGTCCTCAAGGTCAACCTCGGCACCGCCCCGACCGTCGCAGACGTCCGCGCGATCGTCGAGAGCCATAGTCTCCCCTGGGCCGACCGCAATGAGGTGATCCAGGTCGACCGGAACGTCGCCGACTCCCCGATCGCTGCCCTGAAGCAGCTCGCCAACGAGCACGGCATCACCGCGATCATCGAGCGGATCCGGATGGCCTACGATCGCGCGGCCGACACCCAACGCACCGAGCCGTCCTGGCATGACTTCCTCGTCGCCCACTTCGCGATCCTCGGCCAGGCCGAGATCCCGGAGTCCGGCTGGGGCAAGTAGGAGGCGCCATGCTCCAGCATTCCAAGCTCGTCCAGCTCAGGAACGGCCAGCGGGCCATGGTCCACTTCTGCAACCCGTCGGTCCCTCCCTTCGTTCTCTTCGGACGGATCGTCCAGAACCCGATCTGGCCCGACCTATGGCGCCAGGACGGCGCCTGGCGGGAGGACGGCACCGAGCACCCTCTCGATATCATCGGCTCCCTCACGGCCACCGGAGCCCTCCAATCCCTGGAGGCCGCATTCAACGTCTGAGAAATCCACCCATGACATTCATCGAAAAGCTCCGCTCAGCATTCGCGCACCCCGCGCCCCAGAATCTCCCCACCGTCTTCGTCGAGCCGAATGATCGCGGCGGCTGGTCCCTGCGTTGGGACGAGACCTCGAAGCAGTTCGGCAATTACGCGACCCCGCAGGACGCGGCCGACGTCGCCAGGCTCAACTTCGGCAAAGTCGAAGTTGTCGGCCGCGGTGCCGGCGCCGCCCCCCAACCCCAGCTGCAGACCGTCTGACCATGCCAACCGATAACGAAATCAAGCTCCAGGAAATCGATAGCCTTGCGAACCGCTATGCGGCCCGCCGGCAGACCCTGGCCTATCACGTGCGGCTTCTCGAATCCGAGATCGCCGCAGTCCGTGGCCGAAACATCGGCTTCATCAAGAAGGCCGCTGCCGCCGCGGCCGACGCTCAATCCGATCTCAGGGCCGCGATCGAGCTTGCCCCGCATCTGTTCGTCAGGCCGCGGACTTTCAGCCTGCACGGCATCAAGGTCGGCTTTCAGAAGGGCAAGGGCAAGATCACCTGGCAGGACGAGGAGAAGGTCGTCGCGCTGATCAAGAAGAACTTCACCCCGGAGCAGGCCCAGACGCTCATCAAGATCGTCGAGAAGCCAGCCAAGGATGCGTTGGCCAACCTCAAGGCGGCAGATCTTCGCAAGATCGGCGTCGAGGTCGAAGAGGCAAGCGAGCAGGTCGTAATCAAGGCTATCGACTCGGACATCGATAAGCTCGTGGCCGCGATCCTGGAAGAGGGCGCAAAGGAGACCAGCTGATCCGATGCGGCTCGCCGGCACAAAGTCAGCCTTCGCTCGCGCTCTACTCTGCGCGGCCATGGCTTGCTTTGTGGCGGACGCTGCCGCGGCTCCCCGGTCCTATTGGACGACAATCCAGCCGGGAAGCACTCTAACGGCCGAGCAGGCTCTGAATTCGGCCAGCTTTGTCGCAATCCAGCTGCAGATCGCCACCCATCGAAGGTTCTTCGCTCTTCCGGTCTCAGGGACCTCGATGCTGCCAACATGCCCGAGGAATTTCGTAGTCGTCTGCGAGCAGATCCCAGCCGCCGACCTTTCCAAGGGCGACTTCATCGTCTTTCGCTTCGCCCCTGGCCATGCCGTCGCCCACCGAGTCTTTGAAAAGACTGCCCATGGCTGGTGGACCCGCGGCGATAACAACCTCTATCCGGACTCGGCGGAAGTCACCGACGCCAACCTGATCGGCCGGGTGGTGGCCGTCTTCTATGTCCACCAATCATGAAGCCGAACAGCAAGAGTGAGATCCTCGGGCTTTTGGGGCTATTCGTGCTTATCCTCTGCGCCGCTATCTGCTGCAAGGCCAAGGATGCGATCGAGGCCGTGCGCAGCCGAAGGGGCATGGCGAGCTGGTACGGCGAGAGCTACCGCGGCCGGCTGATGGCCAACGGCAAGCCATTCGACCCGGACGCGCTGACCTGCGCGACCTGGGATTATGCCATCGGCGCCGTCCTGCTGGTCACAAGGGGTGACCGGGAAGTCCTGGTCGTTGTTACCGACCGCGGGCCGGACTTCGACCTGGTGGACAAGGGGCGGGTGATCGATCTATCCCGCGCCGCATTCTCAATGATCGCCGATCCGAAGGACGGATTGGTCGAGGTCACGATCTGCCGCGCGGACTAAGCATCAATTTCTTTGCCAGAGAAACCATAAACCAAGAGAAGAAGTCCATGAAATCCCCGACAGTTGCACCACACTATCGACAGGGCGACGTGCTCCTACAGCGCGTCGATTCCTTGCCCAAGAAGGGCCTCACAAAGGTCCCAAGGACAGACGGCAAAATCGTCGTCGCCCTCGGGAGCTCGAACGGCAATCCGCACTATATCGACGAGAAGGGGAGTGAGCTCCTGCGCGATGGCGACGGCAATCAGAAGCTCGTGCTGGCGGGGGTCCCGATCAAGGGAACGTTCCCGATCGCCGACGAGAACAAGCTCCGGATCGTGGTCGACCACCCCAAGCTGGGAGAAATCGCCTTCGCTCACGCGGACGTCACCAAGGCCAACGGGCAAGCGCGCATCAGCGGCCGGTTTTCGATTTTGAAGCACGCCGAGCACACCGACCAGGCAGTCCGGGCGGGCAATTACAATCATGTCCCGCAGCGGGGCTTCAACCGGGGGGAAATTCGCCGTGTCCAAGACTGACCAGATCCAACTCCCCACAGTCGCCGCGTTGTCGGAACGCCACAAGGTCGCCTGCGACCTCAAGCAGGTCGTCGACCGCGCCCGTATTCTCGCCAGCGTCAAGCGCTGGGCGGACCGGGTCATCAAGGAACCGACGAAGCTCCGCTTCGTCGGTTCCGCGGAGGAAATTATGAGGGCCGCCCTGGCCGCCCTGGCCGCCAGGGCCGCCAGGGCCGCCATGGACGCCAGGGCCGCCAGGGACGCCAGGGACGCAGCTTGGGACTTGTCCTGGGTTTCTAGCGCGGCGATCGGCGCGCTAGAGCGCGCCGATCGCGAAGAATACCTGAACTGGATCGACCTCCTCGATGCCTTCGAGGCAGGGGCTTGGATCTTGTTCATCCTGAAGGACGAGATCGTCATCATGGAGCGACCGATCTCAGTGAAGGTTGATGGAGGACGCCGACTCCATGCCGACGATGGCCCGGCATTCGCATGGGTCGACGACATCCGGGATTGCTACTGGCACGGCGTCTACGTTAAGCAGCACGTCATCACCAGGCCGGAGGAGATCACCCTCAAAGAGATCGAGGACGAGCGGAACATAGAGGTGCGCCGCGTTCTGATCGAGCGCTTCGGCCAGGAGCGTTATATCAGGGAGGCTGGCGCCAAGGAAATCCACCGCGACGAGTTCGGGATTCTGTACCGCAAGGAAGAGCCCGGCGATGATCCGATCCTGATGGTCAAAGTCATCAACTCCACTCCTGAGCCCGATGGCTCCGTCAAGGAGTTCTTCCTCGCCGTCCATCACGAGCTGCGGCCGCTTCCTCCCGGCGATTGGCCGGACAACAAGAAGCGGGAGTTTCTCCAGGCACAGAAACCTCAGGATCCGACCGCCCGGAACGCCGTGGCGTCCACCTGGGGAATGCGGGGCGAAGAATATGCCCCGGCGATCGAGACGTGAGCCAGCGTGACCTCTTCGGCTGTCCAATCTCTCCGCAGGTCGTCATCCGCAAGGGTGGCTGCGTGCGGAAGATTGGATATGCCGATCGACCTGGAACCGGCCCGCGTAAGAAGCGTTGCAGCCTATGCGTTCATTTCGCCCGCGTCACCCATGCCAAGGGCACAACGCCGAAGTGCGATCTCATGGCCGATCATTGGACCGAGGGCCCGGATAGCGATATCCACCCCAATGCTCCGGCCTGCAGTCGATTCGAGCCGCGACCGTTCTCCCAGCGAAAGGATTGATTCATGACCCAGGCACAGCTCGGCCTCTATCGTCGGGAATGGAACCTCGCCAGGAAGTGGTTCCGTGCCCATGGCCTTGACCCCGTCCAGGCCGACGCCAAACGCCATGCGATCCACCGCCAGGCCCTGGGAGCCGACAAGTCGAGCCTCGATCTGACCAACCCGGAATTCGATAAGGTGCTGGCTGCCTTTCGCGGGGTCTACGACGGAGGGAACCTCGACGCCCAGCTCCGCCAGGTCGAGCAGCCGGAGCTGAGGACCGAAGCGCTGCGGGCCGGAGCGCGCGAGCTCGCCACCGGCTGCGTCAGCCGGGGGGGCAGCGAGCGGGCTTATCTGGATGGGCTCGCGAGAAGGGTTTTCAAGGCGCTCGGATTCGATGACCTGACCGAGCGCCAGCTGCAACAGCTCTGCGGCATCCTTGCCCGGAGAAAAAAGCATCTCCGCGTTGCGGCCGCTGTAGCAGGCAGCGACAACCCGTTCTGATCATGACGATATTCGATCAAATTATTCTCCGGTCCGCCGCCGAGGAGCTGCGCCTATTGGCAGCTGATATCCGCGCATGCCATACCGTGAACGGGAAGTGGCCAAAGAGCGAGAAGTCGGTCCGCGATCAATGGCTCCTGTTTCGGCAGTTAGATCGGGAGCTGATCCGGATCTCAGAGGGGAAAAATGACTGACGAGTTCCGCTTCATGGAGAAGGAGCTCGCCCCCGAGGTCAGCCCGGAGGAGGTCGAGCGGCTCTGCGATTTCCTCCGCGGCCGCGGTTGGCTGACCTCGAAGCAGATCTTCGCCGAGATCGCCCTCGAAGAGCGCAAGCTCAGGGCCATCGCTGAGCATAGCGATGGCCGGATCTTGAGCGGGCCCGGCTGCCCAGGTTACAAGCTGTTTACCGGATCGACCGAGATAGCCGAAGCCGACTTGTGCGCCGGCCGGATCGAGAGCCAGGCCCGGAAGATGATCGGCCGAGCCATCGCTATCCGGCGCCGTCTTCACCGCTATGCCAGGACCTGA